TGTTGGAAACCTACGAGCAATACGAAGCAAACAATCCTAGGCCACTAACTGGGGTAAACAAAAAAGATTTAGGTGGCGGACGTACAGAGGTCAGCTGATGCCTAGTGTGCTTGATCAGAAGTTTAAAGTTACCTTTGTCATCCCGGTGACTTGTCGCAACGAAGTTGAGCGGTACTTAGAAAAAAATGTTGGCGGCAGAACTTACTATTTACATACAAAAACCGGAGGCAAGCACTGGGCGATTGAACGTAACCAGTACGGTAATACTGTTAAAGTAAGTCTTGATGACGAAAGCCTTGCATCTTTTATTATGCTAAAATTTGTATGATACTTTATGTCAACGGGGACAGTCACAGCGCAGGTCATGATGCCGGCGGGCCTGATTTTGCCTACGGTCGACACTTGGCCAATGCATTGAATTCGGACTATGTATGTGATGCAGTTTCGGGCTGTAGCAATGATTCTATCATTGAACGCACATTAAAATATCTTGAGTCAACAACTCCAGATTTTGTTGTCATAGGTTGGAGTACGTGGGAAAGAGAAACATGGTATTGGAACGGTACTCCATATAATTTTACTTCCAGTGGCACAGACTTGGTACATCCCATGCTCCAGGATTTCTACAAAGAGTGGGTAATTGCAAACAGTAGACCCAATGTACAAAGGCAAAAAGAGCGCGATGCTCATTTAAAAATATATCTATTGCACAAGTACCTACAGTCCAAACAAATCAAACATTTGTTTTTCAATGCTTATAATTTTTTCTTTTATACGCACAGTTACAACGATCCAAAATACTATTGGGGTGACAGGGACGAAAACTTCTTGCATCCTTATGATATAAAAATGACCTACTACGATTGGCTCAAGCAACATGGATTCAAAATGTCCAATCCAGAATCTTTCCATTATGGTGCTGATGCTCATCGGGCCTGGGCTGAATTTATTTTGCCAAAAATTCAAAGCATGTTGACAAAAAATATATAATATGCTATTATAATAGCATGAAATATCTGATTGTTGACACTGCAAACACCTTCTTCCGTGCCCGGCATGCGGCACATCGCCAAAGTGATACATGGGACCGTATTGGCTTTGCCATTCATGTGACCTTGAGTAGCGTTAACAAAGCCTGGCGAGAACAACGTGCTGATCATGTTGTGTTCTGCCTCGAAGGTCGTAGCTGGCGCAAGGACTACTACGAACCTTACAAAAAGAATCGAGCAGTGGCCCGAGCTGCGCTGACTGAAACCGAAGCCGAAGAGGACAAACTGTTCTGGGAAGCATTTGATGCATTGAAGTCTTTCCTTGCAGAAAAAACCAACTGCACTGTTTTACAGCACAAGAGCCTTGAAGCAGATGATCTAGTTGCCGGCTGGATTCAAACCCACTCAGCAGATCAACATGTAATTGTCAGCAGTGACACAGACTTCCACCAGTTGTTGGCAGAGAACGTCAAGCAGTACAATGGTATTGCCGATGAATTACACACACTGGACGGAATCCTTGACAAAAAAGGCAAATTGGTCATTGATAAAAAAACCAAAGAACCTAAAAAGATTCCCAATCCCGAGTGGATCTTATTTGAAAAATGCATGCGCGGCGATGCCAGCGATAATGTCTTCAGTGCCTATCCTGGTGTTAGAACCAAAGGTTCTAAAAACAAAGTTGGTCTACTGGATGCTTACGAAGACATGAGCAAAAAAGGTTTCAATTGGAACAATCTAATGTTGCAACACTGGACCGACCATAATGGCCAAGAACACAGAGTGTTGGATGATTATCAACGCAACCGCACACTGATTGATCTAACAGCACAGCCCGAACATGTGCGTGGCTGGATTGATGCCACCATCAAAGAGGGCAGTGTCAAACTAAATCGTCCAATGATTGGTGCACAATTTTTGAAGTTTTGTGGTAAGTACGAGTTAGCCAAACTCAGCGAGCATGCAACCAGTTATGCCGATTTTATGAGTTCTGCTTATCCAGGAGACTGACATGGCAAACTACACCGAGTATTTTAACAGAATAGGATACAAAGGCACGTATTCCATTGGCGACAGAGTTTTTGGTAAATGGAACAAAATTCCTTTTGTTGGATCTGTTGGCAATGATACTCTGGTGAATCACCAAGAAGGACCATATGTAACAGTTAGTCTTGACTTGCCATTGAAATACAATGATGTGGTCTACAGTGTTATCAAAGTAAAACACAAGGATATCAAACCACTGAAGGTGCTGTGAGCGGCACCTATTTTTAGGTAAATACAAACTACATCGACTATGAAAACCAATCAATCTATTTTACCGTTCCGTGCTTGGTGTTCAAGACTGTGGGAAGAAAATTGTATTGAACGCGAAGGTTTTCGCGAACCCTGCATGGATTTAAGTCAGTATTTTAACACCTACAAGTACTGGCTGAAACGAGAATATAAATTTCAAAAAAGCAAATCACAATGACCGAAAACTTAACTGCGCGACTAATTCTTAAAAACAAATATTGGATTGTTGAATCCGATGGAGGCCAACAAATTGCTACCATACAAGCAGTTGAAGACGGCAGTTTTGTTTATGCTGGCCCAAACGGCAGGGAACGTTACCCCAGCATTAAATTACTAAGCAAAGCTCATAATGTAACCATTGACAACACAGTTGCAAAAAAACCCAAGTCAGCCAACACTGATTACAGTGTTTACAATTTGCCGGTCAATACCAAACCGTGGAATGTGTTGTATGATGTAAAACATCAATTTCCCATTTACACCAAAACTTCCAAAAGCAAGAGTTATTACTGTGCAGGATATTATTTGATTAAATTCAATCACGGCTGGGCCAAAGCATATTGTCCTAAATTTATTACTTTAAATAGATACGAATTCACAGGTCCGTTTAAGTCAAAAGAAGCAATGTTAGAGGCCTTGAAAAATGTCAAATGATAATCTAAGTTTACATCTACGAATGTTCAACGACAAAGTTCGGTTGATGAATCAAACTGGAAAACCAAATTTGACATTGACTGCACAAGAAGCAAGAAACATTCAAGCAGATTTGTTTGAGTTATTGGGCCAATGTGCAAAATTGAGTCAATTGGCCACAGCACAAGACGAAGTTATCACTGTTAATTTTGACGGCGGCGGTTTCTAAAAATGCGTAGTTTTATAGATAAATATTAATATGAGTAGAAGCAAGCCCGATGTGCTGATTGAGCATGTCAATAAAACAAATTATAAAACCGAACAGGTTTTAAGTAGCACAGGAATATGGGCAGTATTCTACGATAACCAACCTATTAATTTAAAATCAGGTAATATGTTGGTCAGTTATCCTGGTCCCAAATACAAGAAAACAAGTTTTTCAAATCCCGGGCATGCTATTAATCTAGCAAAGAAACTAAACACATTATTTAAAACTGATAAATTCACAGTTCAGTTATTAAAAAGCGGTGATCAAGTTTACCCCTAAACGATATACGCAATCTCAATTATCTAAAATATTTGCGGCTCAATCAAATAGAACTTCTGCCGAATTAAAATTTATTTGGAATAATCATACCGATAATAACAGTTTAAGATTGAGTTTAATTGGTTATCAATTTATAATCAAAGAGCTTAAATTAAACGTTTATCAATTTGATTTAACAAAACCGTTGACCAATAAACATCTATTGCAATTAGAACGATTATTCCCGGGGCCATATTATTATTGGAACAGAACTTCTAAATTTATTGTTCTAGACGAACAAGATGCCAGTTGGTTGCAGTTAATGGGTGGTGATTTGGCCAGTTATTTACAAAATCTAGAAGATAATACTTAAGTACTACAAAAACCCTACACAGCTTAGGGTCTTGCTCAAAATTCGCTGTTTTGCTATAATATTGACATAGCGTAACAAAACAGGAGCCCAAAATGGCATACATGAATCAAGAGCACAAAGCAAAGTTGGCACCCACCATCAAAGCAATTTGCAACAAGTATGGTATCAAAGCGTCAATTGCAGTACGCAATCACAGCACTTTGGTTTTGAACATCAAGCAAGGCTCCATTGATTTCATTGAAAACTACATCAGCACCGACGCTGAAAAACGCTATGGTCAGCCAATGTCAGCTGATCAAGTTGCTTACATCCGCAAAAATCGCAGTCTGGATGTGAACACTTATTGGGTCAAAGATCACTACTCCGGCGAAGCAAAAGCATTTCTGACAGAAATGATTGCCGCAATGGAAGGCCCCGATTTCTTCAACGAAGACGATGCCCAAACTGACTACTTCCATCGTAGCCACTACATTGACATCAACATTGGCTCTTGGGACAAGCCCTATGTCTGTGTTGCAGAATAACCACAGACAATAATTCAACAAACTGCTATAATTAAATTTTACTTGAAAGGAAAGAGAAATGGCCAAAGAAGGAATCACCGAACACCGTTCAGTCACCAGCGAGTCTGCTCGACGTTTGGTTACCAAGTGTTTTAAAAATCAACGCCCTGTGTTTTTGTGGGGCCCCCCGGGCATTGGCAAATCCGAAGTTGTTGCCGGCATTGCCAAAGATCTCGATGGATTTATGATTGATCTGCGTTTGGCGCAGATGGAACCCACTGACTTGCGTGGTATTCCTTATTACAACAAAGACACTGGTTTGATGGATTGGGCTCCCCCGATTGATCTTCCCAGCGAAGAAACTGCCAGCCAGTATCCAGTTGTGGTTCTGTTCTTGGACGAAATGAACAGTGCGGCGCCTTCTATTCAGGCCGCGGCCTATCAGTTGATTCTGAACCGTCGCATCGGCAAATACAAACTGCCTGACAATGTTGTGGTTATTGCAGCCGGTAACCGTGAAAGCGACAAAGGTGTTACCTACCGTATGCCTGCTCCGTTGGCTAACCGTTTTGTTCACTTGGAAATGCGGGTGGATCATGCCAGCTGGGAACAATGGGCTACCATGAATCGTATTCACAAGGATGTGGTTGGTTACATTGGCTTTGCCAAACAAGATCTCTACGACTTTGATCCGCGTTCTAGTTCGCGTTCGTTTGCTACTCCACGTTCGTGGACCTTTGTTAGCGAATTGCTGGAAGACGAAGACATGAGTGATGGTGACATCACCGACTTGGTAGCAGGTGCTGTGGGTGAAGGTGTTGCGGTTAAATTTATGGCTCACCGTAAAATTGCAGGACAATTGCCCAAGCCCGAAGATGTGTTGGCAGGCAAAGTCAAAGAACTCAAAGTCAAAGAAGTGAGTGCCATGTATTCGCTGGTG